GCGTTGCACCAATGCAATCCCTGCGTTGTTGAGGCTGTCAATGACTGCTTCGATGCAGCCTGACAAGTCCACATACTTGCTGCGGAAGTGCGGGTTTGTAGACGTTTTTAACGCCGGTGCAAACCCGCGCTGGGCGCGTACCAAAGCTGATGCAATATTCTTCATAAATCACCTCCAAAGTCTTCACCACATTTTTCGCAAGAGAAATACCACAGCACATTCACATCGTCAAAGGCGTGGCGCGTCATTTCACCGCAGTCATGTTTACAGATTGGGCATTCGTGATCTTCGCGGGGTCTGTCAAAAGTAGCGTCTGTTTGCATCAGTAGTACCTCGGGCCACAAGTTACATCAACAATGGTTTCAGCGGTGTAGCCATTGATTTTGCGCTTGCCAAACACGGTGATTGCCCGTAGGCCGGATGTCTCACATTGTTTGACAGCATCAATGACCTCAGACCGGCCCATTGATTGGATTTTCTTGTCCATCACCAATTGCTGTTCTGTCATGGGCGGTTCGCTGGCGCAGCCTACCAGCGCAAGGCATAGTAGATATTTCATGCGCGTTCTCCCATCAGAATCTTTTCAATATTGCTGATTTCTTCTACAGCAAATTCCATTTCTTGGCAAAGATGCCGCACTTGCGCCCGCAAGCATCCAACTTCGTAGGCCAGCCGGTCAGCGGTGTTGGTGCTGTAAGCATTGGCGCGGTCTTCACAATCTTTGATAATTTCAGCGGCGTTCATTTTTCAAGCCTTTCATCAATGTATTGGCGTAGGTATTGACGGGTTGCGGTATTGAGATAGTCAATCCATTCCAAACCGCCGTACCGCACCGAATAAACCGCAAGCGTGTCCATCTCGGTGTCCCATTCATAGTAGACCTCCAATTTGGCATATTCGCCATTAGGCAATTCGTCCCATTCAACTTCGCGCATGGAGTCGTAAACAGTCATACTCCACCTCCAACAAAATAGCCAATGGTGTAGCTAATGATGGCAATGGCTGCCGCTGTGATGATGCTGTCCCAAGTTTCGTGTGTCATTTGACTTTCCTAAAAAGTCCGCTTTGAAATGTTGCGGCTAAGGTAAGTATAAGCCAGCTTACACACATTAAGCAAACTTACATTGCTAAATGCATTAGGGCAAACCCTATGTTTGATGCCCATAAGTTAGCTTACAATGGCAGGATGACCAAACAGGAACTTATTGACAAAGCAGGCTCACGCAAAGCGCTGGCTGAATTGTTAGGCATCAGCCTGGCAGCTATTAGCCAATGGAAAGTTGTGCCTAAGGCGCGGTTGTGGCAGGCGAAAGATTTGCGGCCTGAGTGGTTTTGATTTAGCATTGGGCACGGCTACCTTTAGCGGGGGAAAAGGCGATTCGTTACCGCCCTGCCGATGTTCTTTTCAGTAACGCAAACCGATAACGTAAGGTTAAAAATGCACTATTACCAATTCAACATTGGTGACTACGTCAGCCACACACGGCATCTTTCCCCTATTGAAGACATTGCATATCGGCGCTTGCTAGATGCCTATTATTTAAGTGAACGCCCGTTGAACAGCGGTGTGGCGGTCGTTGCACGGCAAATAGGATTGCGCGACTATCAAGAAGAAGTTGCCGTTGTTCTTGATGAGTTTTTTAAGCTGACCGAGGAAGGCTGGATTAACAGTCGTGCCGACAAGGAAATTGCCCATTTTCATAGCAAAATTGAACAAGCGTCTAAGGCAGGTAAAGCATCTGCTGAACGCCGGAGCAACGCCCGTTCAACGGACGTTCAACCAACCAATAACCAAGAACCAATAACCAATAACCATAAACCAAAGAATACAAATACAGTCGCCCCGCCTCACGGCGTGACGGTTGGTGTTTGGCAGGATTGGTTGAAATTGAGGAAATCAAAAAAGGCGGCGGTTACCCAAACAGCCCTTGATGGCATACAGCGCGAAGCGGACAAAGCAGGGGTCAGCCTACAGACAGTCCTTGAAACGTGCTGTGAACGGGGCTGGACGGGCTTTAAGGCCGAATGGATGCAGTCTCATGTCCATCAAGACAAGACCATGGGCGCTGCCAGGGCCATTTTTGGTGACGAAAGGAACTTCAATGTCCTCAAAATTACCTGATGGCTGGATTCAGCGGCTGTTTGCGGCCTTGCAAGGCAATTACGGCACTCGGTTTATGAATCAATGGAAGACCGGACAGACGCTGCCGGACGGGTCTGATGCTGGTGTGGTCAACGCCATGAATCATTGGAGTGAAAAGATGGCGGGTTTTAGCGCGGCAACGATAAAACGGGCGCTGGAGAACTTGCCGGAAGACCCGCCTACGCTGCCGCAATGGATCAATTTGCTGCGCCGCAGCTATGTTGAGCCGCCTTTTTTGCAGTTGGGAAATGAATTGACCGCCGAACAGCGGGCAAAGAACAAGGCCAGGATTGCTGAACTAATTGCAAAATTGAAAGAAAAAGCATGAGACACGCCGCAAGGGTTGACGCAAATCAGGCCGAAATTTGCGCCGCATTGCGAAATGCTGGCGCATGGGTTTACATCATTGGCTTGCCGGTTGACCTTTTGGTTGGATACAAAGGGCACACATTCTTGATGGAAGTCAAAACCAACAGTAAAGCCCGTTTTACGGGCCTACAAGCCGACTTTTTCCAAAATTGGGCCGGTGGTACGTTATGCAGGGTTGACAGCCCAAAGGCGGCTTTAGACATGATTAGGTGCGTAGATGCGAAGCCTTAACCAAAACCGCATGATGTGGGCAAACCTTGAAGACATTGCCCAGCAAGTGGTGTGGTACGGTGTTAAGCTGACAAAGGACGAATGGAAAGATGTTTTGACCGCCGCGCTGAAAAAACAAAAGGTTGTGCCTGGCATTGAAGGCGGCTTTGTCGTGATTGGTGCGCGTACTAGCAAGATGACCGTGCCCGAAATGACTGAACTGATAGAGTTATCCACAGCCTTTGGCACACAACAAGGCGTGAAATTCCGCGCTTTTGTAGACGAATGAAGTGCATAGTATGCGGCGCATGGACTGTGGTGAAAGACAGCCGTGTTGACCAAAACAACAACCGCCGCCGCCGAATAGAGTGCGCCAACTTGCATCGATTTACCACCTTGGAGACTGTAATTGTTGAAAAAACACGAGTACGTCAGAAGCAAAAAACTGCTGAAATTAGTGGCAAGCCTTGACTGTCAATGCTGCGGATCAGGCCAAATGGTGCAGGCCGCGCACACAAATTGGGGCGGCGGAAAGGGTCGGGGCATTAAAGCAGACGATAATTTGGTTGCTGCGCTTTGTCTACATTGCCATTTTGAAATTGACCAAGGGCCAAATTTGAACAAAAATGAGCGCCAGCAGCTATGGAATCAGGCGCACCAAAAGACGGTGGATGCATTGACCAACGCGGGCCGGTGGCCTAAAGACGTTCCATTGCCTTACAATGGGGTTTTAGAGGTGGCGCAATGAAAAACAATGTCGCGGACTTTATTTCGACCATGCTGCATAGCGGCACGGTCACCCATTTTATGCATTTGGCAACCGATTCCTATGCAACGCACAAAGCATTGGGCAAGTATTACCCCGAAATCATTGAATTGACCGATGATTTTGCTGAGGCTTACGCTGGATGTTACGAAAAAATCAAAGACTATCCCGAAAATTTCCACAACGCCAAAGACCCGCAAAAGTACATGGCAAGCCTAAAAACTTACATTGAAAAGAATCGGGTGGCTTTGCCGGAAGAATCCCAACTGCAAAACATCGTGGACGAAATTGCCGCGCTGGTGGACGCTACGATTTACCGCCTGACCCTCAAATGATCCGCATATTTGCAGGATACGACCCTCGGGAAGCCGTGGGCTACCATGTATTCTGCCAATCGGTCATAGAGCGCACTAAGGGGCTAGTAAGCATTACGCCCTTGTCGGGAAAGCAGCGGGACGGTACAAACGCATTCACCTATCAGCGGTTTTTAGTCCCATTTTTGTGCGGATATCAGGGCAAAGCAATCTTTTTGGATGGCAGCGATATGCTCATGCTGGCAGACATTGAAGACTTGGAAAGCCTGTTTGATCCGCGTTATGCCGTCCAGGTGGTCAAGCATGACTATCAGACCAAACACCCAAAGAAGTACATTGGCACACCGATGGAAGCCCGAAACGGCGACTATCCAAGGAAAAACTGGTCAAGCGTGGTGTTGTGGAATTGCGAACACCCGCGCAATCGGGTACTAACACCCGAATTCATTGAGGAAAGCACAGGCGAAGAACTGCACCGATTCCAATGGTTGCCCGACTCATTGATTGGCGAATTGCCAAGGGAATGGAATGTACTGGTAGGTGAACATGACCATTTGCGGACAAAGATTGCCCATTACACGCTAGGCATACCGGAATTTGACCATTACGCTAATTGCGACTACAGTAAACCTTGGTTCAACACACAAAGCCGAATGCTTAACGGCTTGATTCACATGAAGGACGCATATGCCGAGCACTAGCAGCAAACAAGCCAAATTTATGGCAGCCGCCGCCCACAACCCTAAATTTGCAAAAATGGCAGGGATTCCGGTGAAGGTAGCCAAGGAATTTAACAAGGCTGATCAAGCTAAAATGCAAAAGACTAAAAAGAAATAAAGAATGGGTTCTTTATGACTTCAGAATCTAAAGTAGGCAAGACTAGAAAGAAAACGGGTGGTCGCACGGGTGGAACGCCCAACAAGGCCACGCAACAGGCGCGTGAGGCCATCGCATTGTTTGTTGATGGTAATGCCCATAGATTGACCGAATGGCTTGATACGGTCGCTTACGGCGATCCCGAGCATGACATCAAGCCCAATCCGGCAAAGGCGTTTGAGTTGTTCCAATCGGTGGTGGAATATCATGTGCCCAAGCTGGCAAGGACTGAAGTGACAGGCGCTGACCAAGGGCCGGTGGAAATGGTAGTGACATGGGCAAACGGGAAATAATCCTGCCGTATAGCCCGAGGGACGCATTTATGCCGTTCCACAACCGCACGACTCGCTGGTCATGTTTGGTCGCCCACCGAAGAGCCGGTAAGACTGTGGCAGCAATCAATGATGTGATTAAACGGGCAATCACAGAGGGACACCGAGGCGCACAATATGCGTACATTGCCCCGTTCCGCAGCCAGGCCAAGCGGGTGGCATGGGATTACCTCAAGCATTACGCTGCGCCTATCACCAGCACAAGCAATGAATCTGACTTGATGGTGGAACTAATTAACGGCGCAAAAATCATGTTGTTTGGCGGGGACAACGCTGATGCTATGCGCGGAATGGGTTTTAATGGGGTCTATCTTGACGAATACGGCGACTTCCGGCCCTCGGTTTGGGGTAATGTCATCCGGCCTACGTTGTCTGACCGGCAGGGTTGGGCGGTCTTTGGCGGCACACCCAAGGGTAAAAACCAATTCCACGACATTTACAAGGTCAGCCAAGGCACACCGGATTGGTTTCTGTTGCGCTTACCGGCATCTGTAAGCAAAATCCTGCCTGATTCCGAATTAGAGGCGGCACGGGCGCAATTGAGCCAAGATCAGTTTGATCAAGAATACGAATGCAGCTTTGATGCGGCAATCATGGGCGCTTTTTACGGGCAAGAGATGCGCTTGGCGCAGGACGAAGGCCGTATCAGGGAATTGCCATTCGATGTCGATGCGCCGGTCTATACCGCATGGGACTTAGGCTATCGGGACGATACCGCCATTTGGTTCTATCAAGTTATCCGAGGCGAGATCAGGGTCATGGACTACTACGCCGTCAGCGGCGCAGGCATTGAGGACATTGCCCAAGTGGTGATCGACAAGGGCTACCGGTACACCAAGCATTACCTACCGCATGACGCACGGGCTAAGACGCTGGCATCGGGCGGCAAATCCATTGTGGAACAGCTTGCGGCGCACCTTGGTGGCATAAGCAAACTGGCAATCGTGCCTGAGATTGGCATCCAAGACGGCATCCAAGCGGTCAGGATGGTGCTGCCGAAGTGCTATTTCGACCCAAGCTGTGAGGAAGGGTTAGAGGCGCTGCGCCAATATCAGCGGGAATACGACGAAGACAAGAAGGCATTTCGACAAAATCCACGCCATGATTGGTGCTCACACCCAGCAGATGCCTTTAGAATGCTTGCAGTCGCCTACCGGCAAGAGGCAAGAGATCAAACGCCGCCCAAGGGCAAGACCCTGCAAACCATCACATTGGATGAGTTGTGGGAATATGACACTCAATATCATCGTGGAGAACGTATATGAGCCAGCCAGTAGCAGAAGTCGGTGGGTACAAGAACATCACAGCAACCGGCGCAGTCAGCACCGGCCCTTGCCAATTGATTGGCTTTTACGTTAACAGCACAACCATTGGCACTTTGGTGCTACGCAATGGCGGCGCAAGCGGTGATGTGATGTCGGGCACGATCACGCCCGCCATTGGGTTTCACCGATTCCCTGCCAATGTGGGCGCAAGCCTCTACGCTACGGTTGGTGGCACTTTGGATGTGACATTCTTCTTTGCTGCGGGTAGCTAATGGCTTATCAAGAAATGGGTGCGTATGAGGGCGATGACCCTGGCCCGTATTGGCACGACCAAATAGAGGCCGCGCAAAAGGTCTTTGAGAAGTGGGAAAAGCGCGGGCATAAGATCGTCAAACGCTATCGGGATGAGCGCGATGCGGTAGAAATGCCCCGTGTGCGCTACAACATCCTGTGGTCAAACATCCAAGTGCTGTTCCCTGCGCTGTATGGCAGGCAGGCCAAGCCCGAAGTTTCCCGCCGTTACATGGATCAAGACCCCGTTGGTCGGCTGGCATCTACGATGCTGGAACGGGTCATGGAATACGAAACCACCCAATTTGGCGACTTTGACCAAGCCATGCGCGGCGCGGTGGAAGACCGATTGCTGCCTGGTCGCGGTACGGCGTGGATTCGCTATGAGCCGGTGATTGTCAATGAACAGCCCGAAGTAAGCGAAGGCGCTGTAGAAGTAGAAGAGCCAGGCGAAGCGCAGATTTACAACACCCAAGAAGAGCCAACCGAGCGCATTGATGCGGCGCACAGCCCCATTGATTACGTTTATTGGACAGATTTTCTGCACAGCCCAGCCCGTACATGGGACGAAGTGTGGTGGGTTTCCCGTGCCGTCTACATGACCAAAGACGAAGGCATGGAGCGTTTTGGCGATGTCTTCAAAAACGTGGGCTTAGACAGCAGCAACACGGACATGGATGCCAAAAATCCAATGACCGCCAAGAACACCTATGACAAAAAAGCCAAGGTGTTTGAGATTTGGAACAAACGCACCGGCAAGGTTTGCTGGATTGCCAAAGGTTATCCACAGGCGCTAGATGAGCGCGATGACCCGTTGGAACTGGAAGAATTCTTTCCATGCCCGCGCCCGTTGATGGCGACCACCACCACGGGGACGATGATTCCCGTGCCGGACTATGCTGAGTACGAAGACCAAGCGCAGGAACTGGACAACCTAACCCAGCGCATCTACTTGCTGAC